TGAAATGGCCCGCCGTAGAACTTGGCGAGGTCTCCCTTATGAGGTTCTATGTGATCGACTACCGTCGCTGGTGTAAGCCTTCCGTCCTGTCGGCACATGCGGCACAGCGGCTCAATGCTCAGGTGATGCTTTCGTACTGACCTCCACCGAGCTGTTGCGTACAGGTTGTGATACTCGCGTCCTCGCATACCATCCATGTCCCGCTACATACGTGTAGTCATCCATCACCGGATTGCGTATTGCAGCCTCCCTCGCTTCCTGCCAGTCTTTGCCCTCGATCATCGCGAGCGTCGGCCCGTACCAGTCCTGGTCGAGGATGACGCGGTGGGTCTCGTCGCAGATAGAGAGGCAGAAGAGCATCACCCCTCCTTCGCCCGCTCACACGTAGCGGAGATCACATGTAGCCCGATCTGGTTGAGTCTCAGCGCCCTGTCCGCTACAACTTGGCACTCCGGCTTTGATGGCGCACTGAATGTGAACGCGTGCGCTTCACCACTTGCGAATAGCAGCATGATCGTGAGAATCCACATGGCTACCTCCAGTGGTGAAGCCAATAAAAAATGCCCGCCGATCTCATGACGGGCGGGCAATGGTATGGTGCGGAAAACCACAACAAAGGAGACAGAAATGCGATTTGAAACTTTGGAAGACGCACAGCGCGCCTATGACGAACTTGGAAGATCCGTCGACGCAATGCTCGCGGCACTCAAAGCACATCAGCTCGTTCTGGAGTCATTGGTGGCAACCCATCCCGACTACAACAGGCTCCAGCTGCAACTCTCCGCGCTGTCTGGGGGCGAGGTGTCCGAGAACCTGCTGCCTGACGTCGTAGAGGAGCAACGGGACTACTTTGAATACCTGGTTAATTCATTCCAAAAAATCGACAAAGCACCTCCCCCGTATACCTTTCCGCGCTCACGTTAAATCCGGGGAAAAGAAACGCCCCGCGAATCCGAAGACTCAGCGGGGCGCGAAGTGCAGCCGAAGCTGCAGGAGGAGACAACGTTACTAAAGATACTTAGGCGACCAGAGCACTTAGGTGTAGCATCAATTACGGACTCATAAGGAGACCGCCATGAAATACCTTACTTGGCCACCGCAACTTCCTGGGCAAATCAAACTGGGGGGCGCTCAGGGCGGCGATGCTTGCGAGCTCCATCGTCCGGGTTATCGGCAGTTGGGCATGGTAGCTCGCCGCTTCTGGAAAATGAGCCCTACCGAATCTACAGCCTCGTTCGACTTCCCCCCGCCTACCGCTAGGGCAAGGGCCGCTCTCGAGGCCGCTTTAGAGAAAATCCGGCTGAAGATTGCCGGCAAGCCGAAGAATCGTAAGCACTGAAAACAAAAAAACCCCGCACTAGGCGAGGCTTACGATTCTTCAGGGCGCACGACGCCCCGACATTGAAATTATCGCTGTATATCCATCCACTGTCAAGATATACAGCATCGGAGTCACCGCATCAACTCCCTCATCCTCGGCATTCCGAATATCGCCAGCTTCCCCGCCTGATACTGGCGATGATGCTCCTCAATCGTCATACGCGGATTGCGGATCACGCTTGCCCCCGTCTTCCTCGCCTCGCAGCGGATCGTGATTGCTGATCTCTGCTGCCACGGCAGCTCATCCATACACGCGCTCACAGTCTCGGCGATCATCTTCTCGTAGCGGTACTCTGCCTCATCCTTGTCGTCGTAGACTTCTGAATCCTGCGCTCCGCGATAGTAGGCCGAGACCCTAGGCGCTCCTAGATTGGGCCGGTACGCCCGCTCGTAGTCGTACCAGATCATGAAATAATCTTCTAGCTTCGCGCTTTGGTCTTCAGTCATCGAGCCCCCGAAAAGTGCCTCTAATTCTTGCTTGGCCCTCTGCCTGCGGCCTTCCTTGCTGTGCGCTTTCTTGCGTCGTTCTTGTGCTTGCCTACGCGCCACAACCTCTAGGGGATCGCGGCGCTCCCATGCTTCTGCCCAGGTCATAGCCGCTTCAGCCACTTATCCATTAGCTCGAGCAAATGAGATAGCCCGATCAGCCCGAGAGCAATCGCCACCGGCGCCCACAGGGGAGACAGCACCCACCACCAAGACCACAGCGCAACCGCTCCCACCTCGCCCAACTTCAGGCCAATAAACACAATCGCCAGGAGACCAAAGAATCCGATTCCGTTGTTCATCACCTTCCCCTCCCGAACCCGTGAATGCCCTCAGCGCCATTCCCAATCCCCACACCCTGCGACCGGATGCGATGCGGGTATACCTGCGCTGCTCGGGCGAAGTTGTCAGCTAACCGGCCAGCGGGAGCCCATGCCTTACGTTCCATCCGATTCCAGTCACTAGCCGGGACGATCTCGCCTTGGTATTTGGGTGCCGGTTCGGGTTTGGGCTCTGGTGTTTCCTTGCTCTTCAGCCATGCGATCACCTGAGCCCGGTCGTAGATGCTCTGGTGCCGGTTATCCAAAAACTTTTTACCTAATGAGCGAGGAGCACCCTCCTTAGCAAGCGTGGTAGCGACCCTTGAAACCTCGATTCCGAGCAGGTCGGCCAATTGAACGGTCGTCATGTGGATCCGGCGGTCGTACTTCACTCTGTTGTCTCCTTCATTGCGTCTTTGATGAAAAACACGGCTAGTCGAATTGCTATGGCGGCTCCTGCTAGCCATGCCGCCCATACGAGGTAGTTGAGGTTCATTTGGCCCCCTTGGTCCGGGCTTCCAGTTCAATCAACAGATCAACGAAGTGCTTGATCTTCTCGAGGTCGTTCACCCCGCCCTTTTCGCGCCAGCGGGTGATGTACTTCACGATGCTTCCCTCGATGAACCCGAGGCGGTTGGCAAAGATGTATTCGACAGGCTGGATGGCTAACTTCTGGTAGTGGTCGCCGCCGACTTGGGTGTCTAGTGCGCTCATATCTCCCTCACAGTGATGCCGTGCTCCTTCAGCATCAGTTTTCGTTTGATGATGTAGTCCGCCGTGCGGAATCCCTTGGTGTCTTCAACTACGAATTTCCCGTTCTCCCGATACATGAAGTCGCCGATGTAAACGACCGGGCGCTCTTCCTTCCCGTCTGCCCGACGCTGGCTCGGGATCAGGGTGAACTTTGGTTGCAGCGTCAGGGTGTCGATCTGGCCAGCCTTTTCGAGGATCTTCAGCTCCCCGTACCTCTTGGCTTCCTTCTTGGAATCGAAAGTGATGCCATCTACTACCGTCTTTTTGTTCAGGTACTTTGGCTTTGCCTTGCTCGCCACTGCCGCAGGATCTCCCGCTTCAACTCCTCGCACGCTGGCTCCCCGCGCTTCTTTGCCACCAGATCCAGATACTCGGTTCGCTGCTTCTTGAGCCACCTCAGAATCTCCCTTGCCTCGCACTGTTTTCGATACTCCTCGACGTTCACTCAAACCCTCGGCTCCTCTGCGTTGTGGCTGGCGCCTCTGGCACCGCTCCTGTGAAGTTCTCGAATCGCATGTAATCGCCCATGTAGGTGAGATTGACCTCACCCGTTTTGCCTTGGCGGTTCTTCATCACGTACAACTGAGCCCAGCCCTTCAGGTTGTGAACGTCTGGCTTATCAACCTCCTCGCGGTACAGGCCGAGCAGTACATCGGAGTCTTGTTCGATAGATCCGCTGTCCCGGAAGTCTGAGGATTTCGGGCGAGGGTTCGGACGTTTCTCGATATCTCTGGAGAACTGGCTGAGCGCCAGAACAGCTATGTTCAGCGTCTTAGCCAGGATCTTAAGACCCTTGGTAATGGCTTCGATTTGCTGGTATCGCTTCTCCTCGCTACCGGACATGAGCTGGAGGTAATCGACGATCAGAACGTCCAAACCGTGGCGGCGCTTGATCTGCCGAGCCTTGAGCGTCACGTCCAGAAGTGTCAGCCCCGGCATATCGTCGATGAACAGCTTGGAGCGTTGCGCCATCAGTGCCGCTTTCGTGGCCCCGCTCCAGTCCGCGTCTGTCAATTCCTTGGCAGTGGCAAGCTTCGTCGAGGACACCTTGCCCCAATTGGCAATGGCCCGTTCCGTTACTTCCGCCTCCGGCATTTCCATTGACAAGAACAGGACCGAGAAATCGGGCGACATGTTGCATGCGAGAGATTCCGCGAATGCCGACTTACCCATCCCAGGACGGGCGCCAACAGTGATCAGCGCACCGCGACGAAGCCCGCCGTTCAAGATCCGATCAAGGTCTGTCAGGCCGGTAGGCATTCCGAGATCAGCAGCACGACCATGCATCCGGTCATCCAGCAGAGCCAGATAACGGGTCATTGCCTCGTTGATCGGTGCTGGTTCCTTCGTCGTCGTGGTGTCGGCCAGCGCGGAGAGTTCGGACTGGGCGGCATCGAGAATCTCGGTCGCCTTCTTGCCCGGCTCGTGAACGATCTCCTGAATCCGGGTCGTTGCAGCCAGCACCCCGCGCATCAAAGCCTTTTCACGAACAAGCTCGGCATAGTGCGAAATGTTCGCCGCGCTAGGCGTGTTCATGATGATCTTGTTCAGATACCCCATGTCGATTGACGGATCGGCAGTAGTGATCGTGATCAGATCGGCAGGCTCCTGGCGTTGAATCAGCGACAGAATCGCGGCGTAAATCTTCCGGTTTTCAGCGTTGTAAAAGGCATCCGGCTGCAATGCGCCGATTCGGTCTACAGCGTCGTTGTCTAGGCACAGGCCACCGATTACGCTTTGCTCAGCCTCAGGGGCGCGTGGGATTTGGAACTGGTCTACAAGGTTCATGCTGCGCTCCGGTTTTCGTACTTGCCTTCAATGGTCTTCGCGAAGTTCTGAGGGGCAATCAGCCAATCCAGACTTACGACAAACGGGTCACGACCGGGCGCGGTTTGCGTCCGACCGGTCAGGAAGTCGGATTCAGAAACGTAGGTGAAGAACTTCCGCCACCAGTCCAGGTTTTGCCTTTTCGAGTCCTCGCGCCATCTGGCTTGCAGGCTCTTGGCTCGAGTGGAATTCCAGACTCGGACCTGTGTCCCCATAGGCAGAATCTCGTGGTACAGGTCGATGATTTCTTGGTGCGGACAGGCGGGGGCGCGGGGCGTGGAAGCATCGCTTCCCGACACCAACCCTTCAGGGTTGGTTGTATTGGATTCAGGTATCAGGGAAGGGGAATCAGGAATCAGCCCGGCTTGTTCCGGTTCAGGTTGTTCCTCGCACTGTTCTTGCACTGTGCTAGTACGGTGCTCGCCTGGAGCCGGGATGGAACTAGCCGATTCTTTAACGTGAGGGTTCTGGTGCTTTGTAAAGTTCACCACCTGAATAAACCTATCCCCGTCCACTTCATAACGCAGGATGAAACCATGCGATTGCAGGTCATCCAGCAAGCTGTCTACGTTGCACTCGTCGTATGGCAAAACCTCTGCTTTGATGCGACGTGGGCGATCCTCCAGGCGCCCTTCTCGGTCGGCCAAAGTCCACAAGCCAATGAACAACAAGCGGCCAAGCGGGTGAATATCCGCGAGGTCGTCGTTGGCAAAGAAGCTCGGTTTGATGTTTCTAGCTCGGGCCATATCAGCTATAATCTCCTTGTCAAACAGCAGTACCTAAGGCCGCCTCGCTACAGGCGGCTTTTTCTTTTTCCGGGTGAACAACTCGAGCCAGCGGAACAATCGCTAGCTGATACGCTTCCTCGACTTCAGACGACCATTGATTGCTACGAATCAACAGCGCCCGGGTAGCGTCTACATACTCCCACTCACGCTTCCAACGTTCTTGTCGGCTGATTCCGCCTTGATCGTGCGTTGAATGGCATGAGGGGCAGGCAGGGAACGTCAGAGCGTCAGAAACCTTGCTTGCCATTCCCTTTGAGAAGTTGATGTGAGCGCACTGGCTAGGGCCGAAGCGACCGCACACGATGCAGGACAAAGCCGCTACGTTGCGACGGTGTTTCTCAGAGCGCCACGGTTTGAGCTTGGGAAACTTCATGCCGTCACCTCCACGTTCTCAGCCATCCAGGCATTGATGTACTCAATCAGGCTCGTCATGCGGCTGACCGACATGCGGGCGCTGGACTCACGGATATTCACGAACTCGCCTTCGAGACCGGGAACCATGTCGGCACCGCGACCCGTAGCGATGGCGTGACCGCTGATAAAGAGAACCTTCCATTGCTCTGCCGTCAGCTTGCGACCGTGCCACTTAGCTGTTTTGGCGGCCTCAGCGAACAGCGCATGCAACATGGCGTTTTGCTCGAGGCTGCGATTGCGCGGCCCAATGCGAACCATGTAGCCTTCCGGCGCAGCCAGAACAGCGCGGGCAGCGTTCTCGCGAGCCGTAGCGTGGGAGAGCTGGAAGATTTGCTTTTCCATTACCCGGCCATCCCACGGAGACGGTTCAGCAGCGTGACAATTGCGGTCATTGCCTTCTTGGCGGCTGCCTCGATACCGTTCATTTCGTCCGGCGAGAGATGGCCGTCAACGAGCGATGCGTGAATGGAGCCGATGAACCCGCCGTGCTCCATCACAGAGCCAGTAACAGACTCAAGGACGGACATATCCGACTCTGTGGCACCGTCAGGAGCCTTCACAAGCAGATACCCCTCTGCGTGAGCCCATGCCTGGAGCATGCGCGTGTCACCGGTGAACGCTACGATGCGCTGCGCTTCTTCAAATGTGAGGTGGTGGCGCTTCTCCTCGCGGGGAGTACGTACATTGACCTTGTTACGCAGTACCGCTGAACTGATGCCAACGCGAGGACCGAGACTTTCAGATCCTCCCGGGTAATCGTGAACTGTGTGATATGCGGCATCGGTTGTGTTCATTTCTGTCTCTCTCGTACGTATTAGTTATTGCTGCCAGCGGCTACAGTGACGTCATAGACATAAAAATCAGGGGACGAAAAATGCGAATTGAAGAAACCGAAGCCGCGCTGCACCATGCGCCCATGGACGAACAAGTTGCAGATGCGCTCTTTGAGCGAGCTACCGATCTGGCCTACCAGCGCTTCGGCCAGGACACGAGCGACGACCACATTGAGTGGGCGTTCCAGCGCCTTGTGATGCAGTGGCGCTGGGGTGCTGGAGCTGCTGGCGCGGTGACGGTGCATTGAGTTAGGCATGAACGGAGTCCTTCAGCTCTGGCCAGATGTCGACCCAGTCCTTGGGCCTGAGATCTTTCCGTGTCAGCTTGCCGTGCGTTTCCCGCTCAATACGGACACACACCTTTTCCGAAACAGGTCGGATGCCATTGATGAACTGATAAACCTGGGACTGGCTTACCCCGATCGATCTGGCGAAGTCGGCCTGCGTCATACCGGTCATTTGGAGGTAATGTTCTATCGGGTGCATGGCCTAATACTAGCATTGCTAGTTGCGGTAATCAATAGCTTAGCTAGTTGCGCAGATTAATAGCATTGCTATATTTCGCACATGGCCACACGCAAGCCCTTATCTCCCACGCCTGACGACGACGCCCGTCGTCTAAAAGCGCTCTACCAAGAGCGCACGAACCTATCGCAGGCCGAATTTGGCGCACGGTTCGACATAGGAAATCAGGGCGCAGTCTGGCAGTATCTGAACGGCAGACGGCCCCTGAACATGAAGGCGGCTAAAGGGTTTGCCGCTGGACTTGGCGTGAACATCGAGGACTTCAGCCCTTCAATAGCAGCGGCCATCAAGTCTGCCGAAGCGTGGACCACCAATGAAGATCAGGCCGTGCCTTGGCCATTCAAGCGCCTGGACGCCGCGAAGGTCAGAGCTCTTGACGAGAACAGCCTGGACCTGATCGAAAACTCAGCAATAGAAACCGCCGCCCAACTCGGCCTGGACGTGAGGAAGTAGAAACCCGGATTGGACTTGAGCCATCGTCCAGGCACCATGTAACGAAACAATAATTTCAATAGAAAACGTAATAATCATGGCTTCGAAATTCACTGCGGCGGCTGTTTCGCTCTGTGTCGTGTTGGCAGGGTGCGCGTCTGGCTATGGCGTGTCGGAGGGGAGCCTTGAGCGAGCGAAAGTGGCGCTCGCCAAAGAGCATGAGGCCGATTTTGCATGGGCCGTCAACAATGCGTGGGCCGTCTATCCCGAGCGGGTAAAGGAGATGTTTGCCAGCTCGCCCAATTCCGTCCAGTTGTACAGCGCTGGAGTGTTGATGCTGTTGCCACGCACCAAGGATCCTCTGCAAGTCGCAATCCTCCGAAACAATGTTCTTTCCCTCGCTCGAATTGGGGCGCTGCCAAGCCAAACTGCTGACGAAATTACTCAACTAATCGCTCGTCATGCTCAAGCGTCAAACATTGATGGCTCCGTGAAGTTCAGTCTTAGGGATGAGCCAGAGGCCCTTGGTCTGCTTGGCACACCAGAGCAACGCCAGCTGGTTTTACGCAATACGATTGAGGCAATACAAAATGCAGAACATGCATCGGAGCGGCAAATAGATCACTTGATGAGGTTTGCCGGGAGCGATCAGGCGACACACGATGACAGGAAATTCATTGAGCAACAATTGCCCGCCCTGTATGTCGAAAAGTGGGAATCACAATATGTGAGGCCGGTGTTTCCGGAGTTTGCGGATTTGCGCGAGCGGCAGCTTGAAAGGGTTCGCGGCGATACCAGCACAGTCCTCGTGGGGGCACATATTTGGAACAAGATTTCGCCCGCTGATCAGAAACACATATCTGAGATCTATCGAATCAAGCAAATCGACCCAAAATCCTACGGAGTCATCTCAGATGTCCATACGATTGATCGGTCGTCCCCGGGGTCCAACACAGGAACTGCTGTGGGCTCAGCATTGGCTGAGGCGGCATACATTGACCGAGCCTTTGATCGGGGCAGTTACTCGATCTGGTCAAGCATTGGGTGGGCGCTTGCTGGCGGCGTTGTCGGCTCTGCGGCAAACACGGCCCCTGTAGAGAGCTACCAGAATTACTACACCATTCTTCTGGCTGATGGGGAGCTTGCGAAAAGGGAAGCGACTGGCGGCGCTGGTGATCGGCTCGCGCCAGGCACATGCGTCCTTGTTAAGAGCCTCAAGCCTGTGCCGCAGGTTACTTGCGAGCAAGACCCGAAGCACCTAAAGGACAGGTTGCTGGGAGCCTAGCCGGGTGGACGTTGACGCAGGGGTAGCCGCCCAGCTCGGCCTGGATGTGAAGAAGGACGGTTAACGGCCTACCGCTATAGATAGACGCCCTCGAGTTGAGGGCGTTTTTCGTAGGGGGAATACGGATGGGCGCGAGGTCGGATTGCGAGCATCATGTAACTAAACACATCATTGTTGGTGAAATGTAGCAGTCCGTCGTCGCTGCCACGTCAATGCATTCCGAACCTCGGTCTTGCCCGACGCCGGTTCGAGTGAGCAATACGACGGAATTGAAACAGGGGGTTCGATATGGCACTGACCGGTTTTTACGAGCATGCAGGTACACACGGAGACGACTATCTAGTCGCACTACAAGGCAACATTGTTTACGGCGGCCCCGGAAACGATCAGATTGCTTTGAACTTGAACAGCCACGCCTATCTCATCGGCGGTAGTGGCAACGACACGTATATCCTCGGCAGAGGCTCCTACGCTGTTGTGTTGGACTCAAGCGGGCATGACACGATCACTGTCCCGTTCAATATCACCCCATGGTCAACATACGCTGTTTCCATCGATGGCGGCAGACATCTCCTCCTCGGAGATTTCAACACAGGAACGATGGTACTGATCGAGGATAGTAGGAAGCACCCAATCGAGTCATTCAACTTCAACGGCCTCGTTACGACGCAGTTCGGGATGGAGTCGGCTATCCGAACCAACGGCATGCATCTGGGAGACGTGTCATACCAACAGATGTCAGAGTTCGCGTTTGGCACTGAGGAATTCTGGTCACTCGGAATGCAGGCAGAAATCGACTCTATCCTGAGCCGAGAAGCCGCACTCTTCGGCCAATCACCGGGAGCATCACCCGCCCCCCAGCCCGCGCCACCAGCACCAGCGCCAGAACCTGCCCCAGCAGCTCCCAACAACGCGTTCGTCAACGAACCCTGGTACCTGAGCCAAAACCCCGACGTGGCGGCAGCCGGCATCAACGCAACGACGCATTACATGAACTGGGGGTGGCGCGAGGGCCGCGACCCAAATTTCATGTTTGACACGGATTGGTATTTGACGGCATATCAGGACGTCGCAGCGGCGGGGCTTAATCCGCTCGAACACTACATGAACTTTGGATGGCGCGAGGGTCGCGATCCATCAACAAGCTTCGACACCACTCACTACCTTGACACCCATGTCGATGTCGCCTTGGCAGGCATGAACCCGCTGGAGCATTACCTTAATTGGGGCATCTCTGAGGGCCGGGAGATAGCTGCGGTGGTATGAGATTGAGCGCCAGCTGACCAAGAAATCAGCAGGTAGCCACCGCCCTGGTGGACGTTGATGCAGGGGTAGCCGCCGCCCTGGTGGGTTGGCATGTTAAGATGGTTTTCTAAATAGGAGCAGCAACATGCGACGCACAAGAGCACTGCTTGCTGGCTTTCTGGCTGGCATGTCTTCACCTTTATCCCTTTTTGAGCCTCGCGAGTATCGGCGGCTGAATGGGGATGACCTTTCGCGCATGCGTGGGGATGTAGAGCGCGTCGGCAGGGATTTAGCCACGGCAATTGGGCGCTATGAAAAGAAAACCAACGCAACGTCCACCAAACACGGAAACTACGCCCGATAACGGCCAGCAAGGCCAACTGATTTCGGCTAGCTGGGCGGGGCCCCTGCCGCCGCCCGCCACCTTGGAAAGCTTTGATCTCGTCGTTCCTGGTAGCGCGGAACGGATCATTGCTATGGCCGAACGCGAGCAAGGTCACCGAATCACTTTTGATCAGACAGAGCAGCGTGCGGCAATACGAGAGTACGCCATCGGCCAAATTCTCGGCTGGGTGACGGTAATGTCCTGCATCGGCGGCGCTGGGTACACGGCTTATATCGGCGCCCATGCCACAGTCAGCATCGCCTTCCTCGGCGTCCCCGTAGCTGCAGTCATCAAGCAGTTCTTGTCCAGACGGCGAATTCGTTAAAGGACTCAGACCCGCTCCGGCGGGTTTTTTCTCTTCCCTCACGCTGAGACGCCCTCCTAGTGAGGGCGTTGTCGTTTAGGGGGAATACGGATAGCTGAGCGGAACGACTTTCGGCACCATGTGACAAAAAATGACAATCAGGAGGAGATCATGAGACACATCCGCATGCTCGTTGCCGCCCTACTCGTCGCGTCTGTCACAGCCCCAATGCTCGCGCATGCACATGGTGGCGGCTGCCGAAAGAGCTCACCGCCGGGCAAGTGCTGCCACATGGAGAAGAAGACGGGGAAGGTGCATTGTCACTGAGGTGGACTTAGACGTTAGAAAGATGGCTGAAACTCAATTGTTTTAGCTGTATAGCCGAAGCGGAGTAACGAAGACCGCTTTGTGAGGACTGCGTCTAGGGAAGAGAACTAACTCGGATGGCCCGCAACGACCAGCGGAGGCATTATGCAACACTACAAAAAAACATCATGACGACGCACATAACCCTTCCTCGCACGATGACGTGCGCCAACCTTGAGTCTGCCTTGCTGCGGATGCAAGCTATACAACAGAGCACTGATGACATTGTGGTCGATTGTAGCGGCCTCACTTTCATAGATCCGTGCGGACTCACGCTGCTGGCCAGCGCGCTCGAAACACCCGCCGCGGAGAATAGGCATGTTCGGTTCGACTTCTTAGGCGTCAATCTATGCAGCTACTTAGAGAGGATGAATTTTTTCTCCTATTTTCCCGCCATCGAGGGAGTTGACTTACGGCCTTCTAATCGGAATGATCTGCGCGGATATATATGCGAGCTAACCAGAATATCTGATGAAATAGAGGCAGAGAGCGCGGTCGATACTCTAGCGTGGGCTGCCACCGGCACCATACAAGGTCAAGGAGCAACCACCGAAGATGAAAATGTCATGGAGGTCTTCTACCCGATTCGGTACTCCCTCAGCGAAGTAGTCGAAAACGCAGTGACGCACGCCAAACGCGAAGGGCATCATCGCGCGGCAGTGTGGGTGGCCGCTCAGTTCTATAGCAAACCCGGAACAGTGAAGATCGCAGTCACAGATAATGGGTGTGGATTCCTAAATACTTTACGCCACCACCCTTCGCTAGCTGGCGAAAAAACGCACGTCGCTGCTATCCGTGCCGCTCTGCAGCCTCGTGTCAGCTGTAACAGGAGCCTCGTACCATTGGGGCTTTCGGAGAACCAAGGCGTGGGTCTAACGACTACTGCCAGAATAGCGAAGCAGGCGCGCGGTGGGATCACAATCTTCAGTGGTAATGGTTTGCACAGCGACACGCCTGCCACCAGGAACCTCAAGCGTGCTCATCGTTTTCGAGCCATGAAGCCGCATTGGCGGGGCGTAGGTGTCGTTATCGACCTGGAGAGACAACGGCTTCCGGGAATTAAGGTACACGAGCTGCTGCCGGAGGAAGAGCCCCTCGCCCTGCTCAACGACGAACAAACCATAACTTTTCTGTAGTATCATGAAAACTGCGCACGCGCAGTACAGTAGTGCGCGGTCAAGGGGATATACAAATGGACGTCTATCTAAGAGAATTCGCCCGCAGTCCCGTTCTTGGTCAACGAATTACAGCTCGCCCTATACGGGACAAAATAAACGCTTGCCTGAGAGAACAACATCAGGTGGTAATCAACTTCTCAGGCGTTGAAGCTACGCAGTCCTTCACCGACGAACTTGTGGGCGCATTGGTATTGCAGCACGGGCCTGCCGTGGTGTCGCGACTTGCGTTTGCTGGTTGTTCAGAATCCATGAAAGGCATCTTGACATTCGTTATCCGGGACCGGTTGAATCAGTATTCTGAGGCCGAGGCTTCAGCACACGGACCGCGTCCGGTGCGGCCTGAAATTCCGCGTTCCCCGTGCCTCGCCGGCAGTTGATTCACACCCGCTCCGGCGGGTTTTTCTTTGCCCGCTCCGAGCGCTCTACCCCTGTGATCTGACCCCGCCTGTTCTGGTTGGGTTTCCCCTGTTCGCTCTACATCGAGAATCCCGCAAGGCCGCATGGTTATTGGCTTATGCCTACCGCTCAGAATGCGGCGAACGCTGAGGCATTGACTGTAACTACTGGATACTTATACAGTGCTTATATCCCACTTCCCCGCCAAAGGATGCGGCCAGCCTGCCGGCATGGACGTCATGACCGAAGAGTAATTACAACAACGCAGCGATATGAACGAAACGAGTAAGCCTTACACCGGATCCCCACCGATTCATCTTGAGGAAGATCTCAACATGGCGCAGAAGCGATCTGCACAGCTTGCCGCGCTTGTGCCGCTTCTTGCCACCAACTTCAGCCCGGCCCTTCGCGACCTTTCGATCGAGCTGGCAGACGACCTATCTCGCGCCCTGACGAACCTCAGGTAAACATTCCCGGCAACTGCCTTCAACACCCGCCACGGCGGGTTTTTGTTGCCTGTTAACAAAATAAATAGCGTTGCTATTGACAACCAATAACTAGCATTGCTAGTATTCATCCTAACAGCAGCACAGAACGGCTTAGCCCCAGACGGCACCCTAGTAATGCTGCAAGCAGTACCCCGCTACGGCGGATCGCTCTTAAACAACTTGGAAAACCATAGAACAGGCCGATGACTGCATCGCAGTGGCTAGGCCCTGGTGGTAACCCCCTACGCCAGACGAAAGATCAGGGGCTATCGGATGCCGTGCTTGGCTGCAAGGAGTGGCTATAAGCAGGCAGACGATTGAAGAGGCATCACGCCGGAGCCGGAGCCTACAGCGTAGGGAGTAGCCGGATGGCGTGGTGCCCCGGAGTTATCCGAGGCGACATTCACAGAGTGTCGCGCCGGATGAATAAGGAGACGAATATGGAACACAAGCACACGCCGGGGCCGTGGGAGGCAGAGTGCAGGTCTGGAGACTGGGTTGTGATCAGCGCTCGAGATAAAAATGCGGTCGCTTGGCCGAATAGGCCGCGCGGCAATGAAGTGGAAGCGAACGTGCGCATGATCGCCGCCGCGCCTGAGTTGCTGGAAGCGCTGCTATCAATCGCTGATTGCTGCAACGAAGATCATGCGGCCCGAGATTGCGGCTCAAGGCAGGCTGAGATTCGCGGAATCGCCCGCGCCGCCATTGCCAAAGCAACCGGATCAACCCCATGACCCTCCTACACAACGGCACCCGCATCTACCTAGATGATGGCAGAACCGGAACCATCACACAGGCGGACCCAACGATAGGCAAATACTTCGTATGGCCCGATCAACCCACAGACGACGAATTTATCCGCAATACGCATCATCTGATCCGGTTTGAGGATGCGAGAGAGGTTGAGGAGACGGTATGAGTACAGAAACTGTGCTGACGGACGAGCAGATTCTGCAAATCATGGAGCACCACATAAATTGTGAAAACGATGATATGCGGGTCAAACCCCGACCATTCGCCCGCGCCATCGAGCAATCCGTACTGCAATCGCCAGAGATACAGGAGCTGAGGCAGCAATTAGAAGACATGGAGAAGATCATATCGGAGTGCCGCGACGCCATGCCCATACCGAGTGCCGGATCAAAGGCTGAGAAATGCTGGCCGGAGGCTATGAGCGATGCCGGAGGCGTGCCGGATTTCATCAAGGCAAGCGTTGAGGCACTGAGGAAGGATGCGGAGCGGTACGGGAAACTAGTATCCGCTTGGTTTGATGACGACCATAGCGGTGACTTCATCCTTATGAACAACATGCCGCCCGATGCCTATCAAAGCAAGGCGGACATAGACGACGATATCGACGCAATGGAGAAGCAGACATGAGCACAGTTCAGGCGCTAACGATTGTGTTGGCCGCTCCTATGCAAATCATCTTCTTTATTTGGTCAATCGTCCTCGCATTTAAGACGAAATACGCCGAGGCGGCATTCACTATGTCGCTTTCGATAATGATGCTTTTGATGGTGAGGCTGCCATGAGCAAGGTAACGATGCCTGAGCCGACAGCAGAAATAAGAATCGTCGGCAACGTGTCCATTTTCGACCTAACGCCCGTCGGCAAGCAGCGGGGTCTATCTGTTGGTCAGAAGTTCATCACCACCACCCAAGCCGAAGCCTACGCTGATGCGAGGGTAAGGGAGGCGTTGGAGCAAGCTGAAGCGAAACTCATGGAAATGCATGAGCACGCTGTTAAGTCCCGCGTCCCGCCCGATGAAGATGAAGACGGGTGGAATACAAGCTGCGCCGACCGCGCAATAGCACTGGGTGAGGCGGTATTAACCATCCGCGCCCTGATCCCACCACTTTCCGGCCCGGTCGAGCCGACAACCTAACCCACTATCGACCACTCCCCTGCTGGCCGTCCTATCCGGCAGGGGGGCCATCACGCAGGGCGATTGTTTGAGGGCTTGGCCGACCCAGCGTAGCAAACTCGGCGTCACAGTCGCCCGCCGTGATGGTGAAGAACCCACCTGCCAAGTGGGGCGTAATGTGCAGCGTGTAGGCGGAAACGCATATCAGCCGACAAATGCAGGGTCGCTCCCTGTTCCTACAAGCCGGGTTTACTGCAGGGCACCGGCCATCATCACCTAACCCGCGCCGGGTAAGAGCGCGGGGCTATCACGCATGGCGATTGAGTTGAGTTCCGGCCAGAATTCAATGGGGCGGTGAAGTATGGGACATTCTAGAACGTGCCCTGCACATACCCGCCGAGATACCAGTCGCCAGCCGTGATGGTTACAAGCAACGCAATAAAGGCCGGCTCGCTGGCTGAAAGGTTGCGCCATCACGGCCACCGCCTCTGCCGAAACGGTACGCGGTGGCTATCACGCAGTACGGCGGTGCCCCGTTAGCGCACCCAACTACAGCGCCAGCCGGGAGCCTGACCCACAACGGTAAATCCCGGCACCCCTAAGCCGCAGCCTTCCTCCAACCAACCATTCACCTTGATACGTGTACGTCGCCTGGGCGGGCGACTCGGAGGGCTGTGCCTTAGCGGTTTTCAATTCAACCAATGGAGACAGCCATGAACCTGCCTTCCTATATGGAGCTAGCCCCCTGCCCTCCTGAGTTCGACGAACCGGAGGCCACCGCAGACGAGGTGCTCGAGGTGATCTTCGGACAACGCGACGAGGACGGACTAGGGCGTGACTTCAACGACCTGATGAACGACACGGTGATGGGTGAGTACCACGACCGACTCGCCTTTCACATCAGGCCAGAACGATTGTTTTTCCGAACCATCGGGCAGCTTTGGAATCGCTTCCCTCTTGAGGTTCAGAAAGTATTCGAGAAGATGGCCGAGGAGGCCGCGAAGGATATCAGATGACCATCACAGACTACGCAATCATGCTCGCGTTCGTCTTCACCTTCTCGTGGGTCGCCCTGAAGCTAAAGGAGCGGATCTGGCCTGAGCCAGCCGAGGCGCTTGGGTACATACCGGATAGCGAGTCTCCGCCTTGGGGATGGCCGGTCGCATGGGGATTGGGAATAGCAGCCGCAGGGCTGCTTCTTTTTGGGCCGATGGTGGCCGCGAGGCTGGTGCTATGAGGCCAGAGGAATATTTTGTACCGGGCGCTCCTGAGCCTGTTATCAGGGGCGGGGCCGGTCGGGTGATGGGGCTAGTTAAGCACGTTGATATTGAGGGCGTTTATGAACAATCGCGAGTTCTGGGACCGGGTAAAGAAAACCGACCCACGGCGGGTAAAGCAGATTACCGGCAAGCAGTACAAGGGCAACAGCCCTCAACCTTACTACCTTGTCGAGCGCATGACCGAGGAGTTCGGGATGTGCGGCCTAGGATGGGGGCTGAACATCAAAAACGAGCGCATGGAGCGCATGAGCGAGCACGACATTCTGCATGTGGCAGTCGTTGAGCTCTGGTACAGACATGACGGTGAGACAGGCCGGATCGAGCAGATCGGTCAAACAAAGGCGGCGTACATGTCCAGTAAAGGGACGCTAGTCGTCGATGAAGACGCGCCGAAGAAGTCAGTAACTGACGCCATGACGAAATGCATGTCTTACCTCGGCTTCTCGGGCGATATCTTCAGCGGCCATTGGGATGACTCTAAGTATGTCCAGGCGCTGACGGAGGAATTTCTGAAGGGAGAAGCCGATAAACAGCGGAAAGAAGACCTCGCAGAAGCCGCGCAGCAGATCAAGGCCGCCGACAGCCTGGAAAGTCTAAAAGACGTATTCGCTGGCTGGTATCGACACTTTGCTAACGACGCAGAAGCGCAGACACAAGCCAAAGCCGAATACGACCAGCGCAAGAATGAACTTGAACCACAGAAGGAAGAAGCGTGAATAAGATCGCAGCAACAGGCCGCGTCGTTGCCGACGCAGAACTGAGACACACACAAAGCGGTGATCCTGTATGCCAGTTCCGCATGGCCTCAGATGTGGGGTTTGGCGACCGCAAAACAACCAACTGGTTTAACTGCCAGATTTGGGGCAAGCGCGGTGAATCCCTTGTTCAGTACCTCGTCAAAGGCACGCCAGTGACCGCCTACGGGACGATAACCCTTCGTGAGTGGACGAACAAAGAAGGGTTAAAGCAGCTCAGCCCGGAAATCAGGATCGACGAAATCGATATGCATGGTGGCCGAGAGGGTGGCGGTCAACCAGCCCCGGCTAAGCAACAGCCACGACCAGCCCAACCGGCCAGCGCAGACCCCCTCGACGACGACATTCCGTTCTGACTACATGGAGACCGGGCGGGGCAACTCGCCCGGGTAGAGCGTGAGCCTACCCTCTCTCTACAACCTGTCGGGCGAATATCGCGCCCTAGCCCAATTACTAGCCGCTGGCGACTACGACGAAGAAGCGGTGCGAGACACGATTGAAGCGTCCGGTCTTCCGGAAGCCATCGCAGAGAAGGCGCAGGGCTGCGAAATGGTCGCCCGGATGATGGAGGCCGACATTCCGACCATCGATGCGGAGATCAAGCGCCTACAGGAACTGAAAAAGTCCCGCCAAGCCAAGGCGGATGCACTGCGAAAGTACGTGCTCGACAACATGCTGGCGTGTGAGATCCAGAGCATCGATGCTCCACTGTTCAGCATCAAGGTCGCAAAGAATCCGCCATCGGTCGAGATTTTCGACGAGCGACAGATCCCGGCTGACTATATGAGCAGCCCTCCTCCACCAGCGCCGAAACCGGATAAGAAGCTGATCGCCCAGGCAATCAAGGACGGTTTCGACGTTCCCGGGGCAAAGCTGTCGCAAGGATTCCGTTTAGCAATCCGCTAGGAGACACCAATGGACACAGCAGACATATGGGAATTGATCGAGTCGATTATCGACGCGCTGTTTAAGTGGTAACTCTCACTCGCCCGGATTTGACCGGGCCACTCACACATGAGCTTCGACGAAACACGCGGCAGGCCAGTGCCTCGCCTCTATAACTGCTCGCCGGGATCTCGGATCGTCCTCCTCACCAAACAGAAGAAACCCGAGACACGACACGGTAAGCCCTTGTACCGAACCATTGACTATATAGAAGGCCGTCACGTTGTATTCACTGACGGCCTTGTTGTTTCCCTCTGCCATCCTGTTGACCGTAGCTGTATGCGATTCGGAGGCGGGAGAGGATGGAGGCCGAAGGAGAAAGCATGCTGAGCACCAACGCATCGAAGGCGCTTGCCTATCTGAAGGAGAACCCGAACAGCAGCGCGACAGATATCGGCGTGCATCTGGGCACGACACGCAATAACGCCATGAGCATTTTGTATGGCCTGGAGCGCAAGGGGTTTGTCGCATCGTCCATCCGGGACGGAGCGATCCGTCCTGTAGTGTTTCGGGCGCTTGATATGACAGACCCGACCACCGCCCTATTCGACCGCGCTCGGCAACTCGGTGGGCCGTTTGGCATCTTGATGGCGCAGGTTATGGCATGAAGAAGCGACGTAACAAGGCATACAGGCCGAAGACCAAGAACTGGGGAGCGAGTATTAGGGCAATGCACCTAGCTTCTACAGAAACCCAGTCGGCTGACGTTCACCTGTTCCTGTCTGGAAGGGCCTACGCAGCACTGGACAAGCTGACTGCCGGAACATTCACGACAAGCGAATATTCGGACATTTTTAAGCTAACGATCTTCGCCGGAGAACTGTTCGCGCAGACCTACTCGTCACTGAGCGACGAAAGCCGGGACGCCATCTCGGCTCGTGCTGGCGACCTGAAAGCCGCATCCGAGGCGGTATCAAGAATCGGCGATCGCTACCTGAAGACAGATCGATTTGGCGCAACAGGGAACGAGCTAAGCGATATCCGCAAGGCATTCATTCTTATGGACGACCTGATCGGTTTCGCAACCATCGGCGAAACGACAAGAGCAATGCGTTCCGCTGACGCCATAACCGCAAAACTTCAAGAGTCACTCAATGTATCTGAACCACTCACAAATCCTCACCCTGATCGACCAGGGCTTCATGAAGGTAGTCGAGCCTGACTGCGTAAATGCCGCCAGCTTGGATATCAGGCTTGGCCGCCAAATCTACATGGAAGTGAAGCCCCCACCCGGAACGGTCATCGACTACCGCAGGCGCGACCGGCTCACGATGCAGCAAATTCTGCTTGGCAACGAGGGAATCACCATTTACCCAGGCCAATTCTTCCTCGCCCACACCGTCGAAATCTGCTGCTTCCCGGATGATCTGGCCGCCCTATTCCGCACCAAATCCAGCATGGGAAGGATCGGGCTAGAGCATATGGACGCCGGGTGGGTCGATCCGGGCTTTAACGGGGCGCTCACCTTGGAGTTCAAGAACCTGACGCAGTTCCACCCAATCCTGCTGCGCCCCGGCGACAAGATCGGTCAGTTGGTGTTTATGCGTGGGGAGGTGGTAGAAGCGGAACAGTCGTACCGGGCCAAAGGCAACTACTCCGGCCATGCCGGTGTGGCGCAGATTGGATATAGGGAGACGAAATGACCCAAACACGAATCAACGACCCTCGCTCGGCAGAAGAACTGGAAGCGTTGCTGGACAAGGCGAATTGCGTGATCGCCAACCTTGAGGGCCAGCTCGCCAAGAAATACGAAGCCATCGAGCGCTTGATCGAGGAAAACGTCGAGCTTCGCGCTGAGGTCAAGCAGCTTCGGCTCGAGATGGAAGCCGTGGGCGCTGGTGGCGTGTCGCTGATGGGAGGTGTGTGATGGCTGATAGCTACGCAGAACTGAGGGCGGCGCTGAACCAAACCTGTCACGCGCTTCTGATTGATGATCCCGACACAATCCGCGCCCTGCTGGCTGAGAGGGATGCTTTTGCAGATGTATTGGAAGCGATAGCCAGCATAAAAGCCACCCCAGGGCGCGCTAAGGCAGACGCTCTACTTGCATCTGTAGTCAATCTAGCCAGCGCCGCGCTAGCGCAGGGACAGGGGGAAGCATGACCGACCGCATCGCAGCCGTCCTGAGAGTGACGGCACTGGAATGGAAGTTGAGCGCCCCCGATGTGGGCGCCAGTTTTTTGGAGGTAGAGTATGAGCGGCGTTATTCTTTCGCCCGCTGAGCTGAGAGAGCTAACCGGCTATTCTCGAGCTGATAAGCAGCGCCGTATGCTTGACGACCACGGCATTCCCTACAAGTCCATCGGCAGCCGGACAATCGTCCTAGCGTCTCACATTGCCGCATGGATTGAGGGCCGTCCTGTACGGCAGAGTGTCGAACCTGACTTCTCTATGGTGCGATGATGACGAACAAACACCCGCGATTGAGACACCACACGCGCAAGCGCAAGTCTGGCCGCGTGGTGACGTATTACTTTTACGACATGCGCGGTACGGGCGAGCCGGATATCCCGCTTGGCTGCGACTATGCAGAGGCCATCAAGAAGTGGGACGAGATCCATAACCGCCGCCCGCGCATCGTCGGCACATTGGAAGAAGCGTTTGAGGCGTGGGAGAAAGAGGCGCTTCCAAAGTACACCAACAAACACACCCTCGCCGGATTTCGGAAGCAGCTTGCGAGAATCCGCCCGGTGTTTGGTCCCGCTACCTGGGATTCGATCACAGTCCCACACCTCAAAGCCTACCTCAAGAAGCGCACCGCCAAGGTGCAAGCGAACCGAGAGATATCACTTCTCTCGATCATCTGGAACTGGGCGATAGGTGAAGGGTATACAACGGTGAAGTGGCCCGCCGCGGGCATGGAGCGGTCGAACTGGAAGAACAAAGAGAGCGCCCGCATCTTCGAGGTAACGGACGATCTATTCGAGGCGGTCTACGAGGTGGCCGATCAGGTTCTGAAGGACTGCATGGACATTGCCACGGCTACCGGTCTACGACTGACAGACGTTCGCACGATCACTATGCCGAACAATAACACCCTGCGATTCCAGGCAAGCAAGACGAGCAAGCCCGCCTACTTCGATATCACCGGGTCCGCCGCGCTGTCGGCTGTGTATGCCAGACGGAAGGACTACAAAGCCGACCATGTGATGTTTCTGAGCACACCGGAGGGCGAGCCTGTAACCGAGTACATGCTGCGCTATCGGTATGACAAGGCGAGGGATCTAGCCGCGAAAAAAGCGGAGATGTCAGGCAAGGCAGAACTGGCCGAGAGAATCCGGGCCATGTTCCTTCGGGACATGCGCAAGCGGGCTGCAGACCTCGCAGAAGATGATGAAGCAGCATCGAAACTGCTTCAGCATAGCGACGCGAGAATCACTAAACGGCACTACCGTATGAAGGGCATCAAGCTATCCGCTGTACGGTAAATGCGGAACGCCTTGAGGAACATTTGCGGAACACTTCACTTTCCGTAACGCTAAAAGCGTCGTAAGTGCTTGATTTTACGTGGTGCCCGGGACGGGACTCGAACCCGTACACCTTGCGGCGGGGGATTTTAAGTCCCCTGTGTATACCAGTTTCACCACCCGGGCAGAGTGCTCTCT